TCTGGCTTGAAAATCCATCCCAACAGTACAAACATGCCATGTTGCACACATTGTCAAAGTACACTTCAACTATACGAGGAGTGACTGTTAAACTATTATGTTCTACATCTAGTTCCGGAGGATGCATGTCTGGTATAGACAAATGAAACATACGATCACTGGATCCACCAGCATCTTCAATGTTCTTACAATATTCACAACCGCCGGCAGGCCACTGGCCGTTGAGCATGAGCTCTCTATCTGCTAGTTTTTTAGGAGTATTGTGAAAAGTTTCAAATGTTGACGGTGTGAGTAAATCTGCATCAACTCTGTGACAAGAACTGGTAGTGCCATCATAAAGACGGATGGTACTCCAGTTCCATTTAAGCTGACATGCTGTGGCAGTTTTGATTGGAAAATATTTTTTTAAATCCATTAATAATCATCGTCGTCATAACTGTCCTCGAGTTCTTCCTCGATCTCTTCTTCTTTGAGGTAGTCGGCTAGAGCACGTTTAATGTCTCCATCGCCTTTGAAGGCGGTTTTGATTTCTTCTGCGTCTACATCATTGTCGATGAGAATACTAACCACAGTCTCTGCGGCTTCATTGCGGTCCACTGAGTTGACGTATCTTTTTACTTCTGTCCATATTTCGCTTGCTAGTTCAACTGACATCAGGTTATTCCTCCGTATCTGATTCAGCTGTACTTACCTCGGTCTTCTGATTTCCAAAATCTGCCATGACCTTGTCCAAACATCCGTCATCATTTTTTTCCCAAGCCTTGCGGAACTTCTTGATAATTTCGCCTTCGCTGGTGGTAAACACTAGACTATTGCCCTCACGCTTGAGCATTTCTTTTTTCTCAATCAAGTCCACCAAGCCTGAGTATGGGCTCATACCTGTTGTGTAAGGAATCTTGACCTGTACACCTTCAAAAGGTTTGGCATAGCGTGTTTTCATAACTTTACAGCCAGCACGGATACCATTGACTTCGGTTACTTTGTTGCCATCTTCGTCTTCTTTCAGCTTCATCTTCTTCATGGCCACGACAATACTTGATGCATAGATAAATCCTTGTCCGCCGGAGATCTTGTCGTCTGGGTCAAACATGTCCTGGCTTGCGTAGGTATGATTGGTACAAACCAACCCCACATTGTAACTACCAAACATGTTCACACAGTTACGAACCAAGGCTGTGAGTGCTTTGGGTTTACGACCCAAGTCACCTTTCATTTCACCTGCGTCAAACTGGTTAACGTCTGTAGGAGTCAACAACATGCCCAGACTGTCAATCACAAACATGACTTTGGGGCGCTCACCTTCAGGCAAGGCCTTGTAATCACTCATGAATGTGGAGATTGTTTTGGCCACATCATCAATCATGGCCATGCTTAACTTGAGTAGTTTACTGTCGCTGGTGTCAACGCCCAAGGCTTTGAGCCAGTCTTCATCAAGAGCATTTTCACTGTCGATCAGCACCACAAAAATACCTTGCTCTTGTGCGTTCTTCACAATGTTGCCAGAACAAATGTATGATTTACCTGCTCCTGAGTCACCAGCAAACACAGTGACTTTGCCCAGGGGAATGCCTCGATTGAAATCGCCCGAAATAAGATAGTTCAGGGCATAGTTGCCTGTAGAGATCCAATCTGTTGGATCGTTGAATCCGATGCTTAGTCCATCGATTGACTTTGTGATTTCCTTGCGGAATTTTGATACATCAAAGGGTTTACCCATATTTCACCTGTTGTTTAAGAAGAAGCACAAGGGCATTACACCCTTGTGCAGGACGCTCGTATATATTACTGTTTGTTCTGGCGAGCGCGGATCATTGCCAGGATGTCTTCGGCCTTTTGACCTGAAGCCGCTGGCTTTTGCACTGGTGCCGTTGCGGCAGGTGCATCATCTTCATCAAACGAGCTAGTAGAAGAAACAGGTGCCGACTTGGCCACTGGTGCGGCTGATTCTGCTACAGTTTCAGAGCCTGTGGAAGAACCTTGCGGAGCCGCTACACCAGCAGGGCGGAAGTACGCACCCCAACGGTCGGGATCGTAAGGTTTGCCATCAACTGAAGCCTCAAACATTTCTTTCATTACTTTGAGTTCAGCCTCTGATGGTTTCTTAGGAAGGAAGTCGGAGAGCGTGAACAAGCCGTGTGCTTCGATAGCGGCTTGTTCGGCTTCGGTCAATGCGCTTTCCTTACGAGCCCATTTACTGGTTGAGTAGTCTGCGTACCCACCTTTTGATGTCTTGGTGATACGGAAATCCAGACCACGCATCAAATCAGTTGGCAACTCTTCCAATTCTGGATCCATGAGTGCTGATTTGATTGTTTGGAAAATCTGAGGACCAATGATAAATCGGCGAATTGGATTTTCAGGATTCTTGTCATCAGCAAGTGGGTTCTCACGAACAAAACCTTGCATGATGTAGCTACGCTTTTTCCAATACTTACGACCCATGTCTTCAAGAGCTTTGTCTTTGAACCATGTGCGTACTTCTGCAAGGATTGGGCAAGCCTCACCCCACATCTCAACGCAAGGAACTTGAACTTGAACTTGTTTAGAGTCCATTTCGCCTTTGATACCGTTGAATGGAAGTTTGATCATTGCACGTTCGACCCAGAAGAAAGTGTTCTTTGAATCACCGTCGGGCAAGAAACGAAGCGTTGCGCTTTGTCCTTCGTCGATGTTCCAGTGTGGGTAGATTGCGTTGTCGCCGCCGGATTGTTGATTACCGCCTTTGTTCGACTCTGCGGCTTGGAGTCGTGCGCGGATTTCTGCTAATGATGCCATAATAGAAATTGTCCTTTCAAGAAATTTATGTGCCTATATATGCCTTGCATACACCCAACTGAGTGTAGCATAGATATTTATACTGTCAACGTCAAAAGGTAGAATTTCTTCTAGCCGGTGTCTGATGTGTTTAAATATCTGCATATGACACAGTATAACACAACAACACAAGAAGTCAACATTTATGACAAAGTCAGTTTGGTAGAGTTGGCGGCGCCAAATCTTTGGGAAGTTGATCAATGCTTTGATCAGCATACCTATCTAGCTCTCAAAAATATACCTGATCAATCAGACAACAGTTTTGCTTGTGGCGGACTAAAGAAAAGATTTGAAATGACCTTTGCCAGCAAGGACTATGATTGGCTATGTCAGATAGGTCAGGACATGTGTCAAGGTATTGGGAAAATCACCGGGCATGAACTTAGATTTATCACTGCCAAATATTGGTTAGACACTCCAACATTTGGATGTCAAACTCACTTTGATGCAGAAGATATCTTTGTTTCTTATCAGGTGTATCTTTCATCTGCACTGACTGATGAAATAAGACACCCTGACCATATTGGAAGTACAGCCAATATGGTACATTATCTGGATACTCAAGGACAAGCTCTGGTATCAAAAGGTGCTACGTTTTTGCACTGCGATCCTCCGGTGCAGATTAAGTTTGCACCCAATCACGGATACATAAATTTAAATTCTGATCTCAAGCCGCACAGAGTTGACGGCAGTTGGGATACCAGGATCAGTGTGATGTTTCAATATGCTCGAGTATAACTCAATACCAGAACTTCGCGTATAGAGTTGTTAGGGACTCGGTGGATCATGCCATTAAACCCCCTTGGATCATTGACGTAGATGCTGGCCATGTTTGGTTGGTACTGCACAATATCCACGTCGTGTCGTGTGATTTTGCGTTTTGGTTGATAATCTAACTCAGATGTATCGTTAAGTTCTCTATCATGACAGAAAGCAAAATCCATTCTAGAGTCTGAATCTTCAGCCATTACTATTTGTACTTGCACGTAGATATCTGGGTGCAATCGGTGCATCATGATTGAACTGCCTGGCAAGTCAATGCTGACATAGGCAACCTGTGGTGCTATATTCTGTTGTATGATGGAACTAATGCGTTGTTGTTCTTGTCGAACAATGTCCTGTATCTCAGGTGAATCGCTCCAAGGAGTCAACAATCTATCATCGTACTGCATAGTGAATGGCACACGACTTTTGCGATAGAGCTGTTTGATTTCTTGGAATCGTTGTTGATCAAAATAAGGCTGTACTTGCCAAAGCTGTTGATTGATTCTGTACACACTCATTTTCCTAATGCAAGTGTCTGTAGTCTTTCTAGCTGTTGAGACTCGTACATTCCGCATTCAGCCAGGCCGTGAGTTGGACACATAGTACCGGCTTCGGTCATATTGCATGAACTCTCGTTGGTTGGTTGTGGTGCTTCTGCATCTAAGTTGTCATCAGCTGTGGCTTGTGCTTGGTCAGCAGGTATGCCTAATGCTATTAATCGTTCCATCACACGAGGATCGTCCCAGGCGTTGGCGTCAGGATTTTTATCAGCAATGTCTCCAAGTATGTCAAACAAATGATCATCGCCGATGAGATCGTAAAGCTGTTCTGTAGCATTGGTAGCATCTGGTCCTACCACCAAAGGTTTGCTCATTAGATCTTGCACTTTCTTTGCGGATTCGGGTGTGTCAGGCAATGCCCATGTACCTTCCATCACGCGGCTGGCCCAGGTTTCAAATATATCAGCTTCTTTGAGTGGCGCTTCTTGAAGCTTGGCCAACAAAGGTAGTGCTTGCTCTATTCTTGGATCAAGACTCTGTTGAACAAACAGTTCCCGTATGGTTTCAACCGCTTCGTCAACTGAGGTAATCTGTGCAGGGTTAAATGCAGACTTTTCTTCGTGATATCCCCTGCGGCTGATCAATCGTTTGGCCTTGGCTTTGAGGTCACCATAATGACGTACAGCGGCTTCAACCATGTGTGCCGCATTGCCATCATAGTTCTTGTGTCTAGATGCACGAACAAAGTTTGACAAGGTGCGCATTTCATCAACTACTTCATTGATATGTTGTCCAAAAGCATCGTAGGGATTGCCACCTTCGGCCACGTGCCGTGCCAACATACGACCGTGCATGAGACTACGACTGGGAACTTTGAAACGCTCACCTTCGTTGGTTTCTACATAAATGCTGTCAATGTTGCGATAACGAGCATCACCTTCTTCGAGGTCTCTGCTGTGTTTGATACGCAGTCGTGTTTTTTGCGGCTGATCACTGTAGCTGACTTTGCGTGTGCCATAGTAGCTTTCAAAGATACTTTCTTTTACAGCAGCCATGGTCTTCATGTTGTATTTGAGTCGCGATAGATTTTTTAAACTAAACGTCAGCAAGTTGCGCTTGGCAAACATACGCACTAGATATAAAAAATCATACCAGTCTTTGCGATCATCACCTTCCATGGCTCGGCCCATGTTGTCGCCAAAGTATATGTCTAAGTTGTTTTCACCGTCTAAGACCATGACAACAGCACCGTAGTCCTGTTGACCTGTACGGTAATCAAAGCTGATTATTTCAGCGTCAGCAGGATCGTTGGCAGGTTTGCCCATGGAATCCAGAGCTTCGGGCTCAAAATCTCTGGAAACAAGCAAATCGTAAAGTTGTTGTGCGGCTGTGTTGGATTGACTCATAGTGTTGTATTTATTAGAAGGATGCTATGAAGGGCATGGGTTCTATAATCGTGTCGCTGTGGTCACGTAGTTGAGTATCTAGCTCAGTGTGATAGCTCTGTAGCAGTTGCATCATACGAACAGCTAGGATAGTTGCCATCACAAGGTCGTCAGTTTCACCCACTTTTGCGGCATAGCCTGCACCTGATGCAATAAAGCTCTTGAGTTCAGTGATTAACCCAGCAGAATGTATTTTCATACGTCCAGTTTCAATCAAGTTTTTCATTTTGGCGCAGGCTGCCAGTTTGGGCTTGTTTGTGGTGTTGAACCCTTTGCGATATCTACGACCCGATGTGCCACCGGGTTCGCTGAGGAAATAGCCCTGTATGTTTTCTTCACCGTATTCAGCAATAGATATCAGCGCGGCTTCGCCAATGGTATTGTTTTCAATACTGTAATAGATGCTTTTGGGATCTTTTATAGTTTCATTGACGTGGCGACAAATGTCTGCCAGAATACGCACTTGTTCAGGTATGGTAGTTCTATTGTGTCTCCACTCGGCCACTTGTTCTGTGGTGTTGGCTTCATATACTTGTATGGCCGCAGGGTCGCCACCGGTGCCCAGACTAGGATCCAAGGCCACTACATAGAATCGATCTTTTTCTGGTTTTCTAAACCAACGCACTTGACCTGTTTTATAAAGTACATCGTTGGATTTTAAGTCAATCAGCTTGACAGGAGATATCAAAGTTTCATCATCAATGATAAACTCGCAGTCCATTTCTCTACGGAAACGTTCGTCACCTAAGATGGCTCTTTGCTGGTTAGCCCAGGCATCATCTCTGTCGGGATGTTCACGCCAAAACGCTCGAAACGCTCTAAAGCCATTTTGACCTATGGATGTTTCGTTGCCGTATTCATCTTCTAACTTATTGGCCATCTTCCAGATCAAAGCAAACTGATCTTCGTCCGAGTTAGGCGTTGATGTAATGATTGCTTTACCACCAGTTGACAGTGTGGGAGTAATAGAAGTCCAGAACTCTTTGGCTATGGTGGGTCGCACAAATGCAAACTCGTCACAGTATAGGAGTGTTATTGACATACCACGACCAGTGTTTTCTGTAGTAGTTTGTGCTACTATACGACTGCCGTTGTCAAACTCCAAACTGCCTTTGTTGTATGATGTTACTCCGGCGCGGATGTGATCAGGACAGGCTTCGTAAGCATAACGTACACGTTGCATGATCTCCTGCGCACCCAGATACTTGTGAGCCGCAACCAATATTGTTGAATCCGGAACAAACATTGCATACCATAAAAGATAGCCGGCTGCCGAGGTCGATTTACCCGTTTGCCTAGGCATCATGGAGATAGAGAATCTATAATTGTGGTAGGTATCTATTAATCTCTCTTGGAATTCATAGGGCTGATACAGCATCTTTCCGTGTAAGGGGTGCTGTATAAAAAAGAAGTTGCTCATGAAATACTGCGGCCCTGTCACAGGATCCGCGCACTTCATAAACTCTTCAATCTGTTGTTCGGTGTAGTGATGTCGGCGATGTGGTGCTTTGATCAGTACGCCTTCTAAACTCTTTGACATACATTTACTTACCAAAATATACACATATAAATATTCTTATGAGCGATACACTAATACTAGCACCAGACTATCAACCGGTCAACTACCTGCCACTGTCAACCATAGACTGGCAAACTGCCATTAAACTATTCTTCTTGGACAAAATCCAAGTGTTAGAATGGTATGATGATTGGGTCGTAAGAAGCGCCAAGCTGGAAATGCGAGTACCCGCTGTGGCTGTGACCAAGAAAGGCTTTGGTAAAAACGGCGGTATGAGGTTCAGCAGACAAAATCTCTACTTGCGCGATCTATTTACTTGCCAATACTGCGACGACACTCTGAGCGGCAAGCATCTGACCATTGATCATGTGTTGCCACGTGCTCAGGGCGGTACTACCACTTGGGAAAACTGTGTGACTGCCTGCAAGGAATGCAACAGTGAAAAGGGCAACAAGGTCTGGCGACCAAACAAAACTCCTGTAAAACCCAACTACTGGGCGTTGGTCAACTCAGTTAAGAGTACATACACAGGTGTACGTCACCCAAGCTGGCATCTTTATTTGGGATTAAAAGACAGCGAGTCCAAGAGATTTAAGAATCTCTGATCTTTGTTGTACTGAAATCTGCCTTTGAGTTCAATCAGGCGATTCCAGTTATGGTCAGTAATGTGCTTTACAGAGTTGGCAAAATCAGCTGATCCTGATTTAACAATATCTTTAACTGTGTTGACTACTTTTAGTGCTCGATCTTGCTCATTGTCTATGTTATCGTAGCTTTCGTCAATGTAATCACCAAATGTTTGAAAACCAAGATTATGCAGTTCTTTCAACGCACCCGGCACACTCATCAGTACCAACGGCATCTTGGCAGCAATAGGGCGCATGGTTTTTTCTGTAAACCACGAGCCTTCTGTGGTTAGTGTTTCTGATGAAACTTCAAATGCACACTGGTTATAAAGATCTAAACTAGGAACTAGACTCTTTTGCCAGTTCATAGGAGCTGAATCTTCCCCTACGTAGTGTGATGGTACTGCGGTTTGACTCCAATCCCAGTTGCCATCGCGATGATAGATCATAACAGAATTTTTGCCTGCGTCCAACAATCCATTATAGATTGTATCTCGTGCCCAAGACTGTCGGCCCATGGTTATCAAAAAATCTTTGGTAATGTTTTTACGAAGTTTGAGAGTGATGCGTTGTTCTACCAGCTCAATGAATTTTGACTCTGGATCATACTCCACTGATATGTTTTGTAATCCATGATCAAACCACGCAGATTCAATCATACAAGTGATGTTTTTTGCTTCAGGCTCTTGATCTAGTTCTCTCATCCACGGTAACTCGTACTTGAGTATCACAGGAGAGTCAACATTGCCCACCAACAACACATGATTGTTTTTTAACAGTGTGAAGAGTTTTTCTCTTTGATTCTTCCAGAGTTCTGACAGCCACACACAGTCAGTTACAAAAATGTTGTCAACAACATCAATGTCTTCAGATTCTGAGTAGGGTATGGCAAAGTGATTGCAAAAGAACTTCCAGTGTTGTGTTTCTATAATAGGGACAATGGTAATCGGTTTCATCCCTTATATAGCGGACAAGATGACTGATATTTAGATTACTGGCACCAGCTTTGTTTGGCGTCACCGTAGTATTCACGAGCAAAGCCATTGCGTATCAGTTCACTACGTAGACTTACACCATCCAGGATCATGTCACCCAAGACACGGCCGCCAAACTTGTCCCAACTGTAAAGAATTACCTGATGCTTTTTAGTTGACTTCACAGCGTTTTTGGTAAACTCACTGGCGGCTTGTCCACGAGCATCTTCTGAC